CGCCACAAGGTCCTGAACACGCGGACGACTGCGCACCGAAACATAGGTCGCATCACGCAGGCTAATTGTATCCGCCGCCACAGCGACATCCTCAGGCGGAACATTGGCAATACAGACCCGCCCATCCTCAGGCTCACCTCGAATAACCGCATCCCAAAGCGGCTCAGACGGCGCACCGTATGGCTCCTCATATTCTTCGCAAGCCTTGATGCTCACCAGCTCAGCGCCAGAATCCAGCGCCATCTGGATCTCTGCCGCCGTCTTACCCGCTAGGGTCTGATCCTCAGCAGGCTCACCCTCTTCGGCCCAATAGCGAACGACCCCGTTCTTGGCCTGCAAGGCGTCCAAGATCCAGGTGACAAACAGGCTCCAGCCGTCGTTCTGTTCGAAAATCGTGTGCAGAACGTAATCGGTTTCCTGCTTAGCGGCCTCTTCGTCCTCAGCCGATGAAGGCCTAAACGTGGCGACATCCTCAGAGCCAGCAAATATCTCGACCAGATCAGGCAATACAGCTTGGATACCGTCGCGAACATCATAGGAGACAGCATCGGAGCGGTTCTTCATGACCACCAAATCGCGCATATCGCCCTTGTAGTATTCGAGCGCCCGCGTCCGATCTTCAATCAGCTGCGCATTGTTCGTATAGCCGATAGCGCGCGCAGCTTCGCTCAGGACCAGCTTTAAGAGCTCGTCCTTTGATCGCAGTGCCGCCATAAATTAAGCCCCGTAGTTTGGGATATTGAGGGGCCGAAGATTGCTCTGGCCACTAGCCGGAATCTTGGCCTTGCGAAGCATCATCAAGCCGTAGCGGGAGGCCGATATTCGATCGTCCCGCTCCTTCACGATTAGTCCGTCTTTTCGATGATAGAGCCTGAACTCTTGCAGCCACCCGCCGCAGGTGGAAAACACTTTCCAGCGCCCGGTCTGCATCCGATCGAGCATGTCCATAATGCCCGCCTCGACCCCAGACGATCCATCGTCAAAGGTTGCGCGCTCGTTCAGCATGTTTAGGCCGTGGCCCCGGTACTGGTCCGCCAGCTGCTCGCCCGAACCCTTGTCATGCTGCAGACCATCATGCGGCCAAGCAATTGGAAGCCACCTACCCCAAGGCCTAATCGCAGCAGCATGAATGACCGGCGTGGATTCGCGCTGCGCGTACTCGCCAACCACGTAAACCGCGTCCTGATCCCGATCCCACGCTAAGCGGATAGCCGCGAAAGGGTGGTCCCAGCCAAAATCAATACCGACGATTTGCGGCCAATGGGCAGGCAACGAAAACGGCTCGACCGTGATCAGTTCCTCTGTAACCGGAAACACCCGGCCAGACCCCATTGACGGTATGCCCTTAACCCGCGCCTCACGCTCGTGCGCTGGATAGCTGGCAATAATCGCCGCTTTTTGCTCTGGCGTGTAATGCTCAGCATCATCGATGGTCATCGACGTCACCGAGCGGCTCACACGGCCTCCAAGAACATCGAAACCACCTCAGACATCCCGAGCAGGGGCGTAAACGTAATAAAGGTCATTCCGCCCGTCGCATTGGTCCGGGTCAGGCCTTCCATATAGATGTCCATCGGAGGCTCTTCATCAAACCAGACGAAATCCAACGTTTCAGACTGCCATTTCTGTCGGCCTTGATCATAGCTCTTAAAGCCAACCGTTGACGTGCCGCCGCTCGCATGGCGAACAATGGCGCTATCCAGCGAATCCGCCACACCTTGCCGCCTGGACCAATCCAAAAGCGCATCGCCCGGCACCATGCCCGTGCCCCATTGGCTTTCGTCTTTGGGCTCACCGATCAGATAGCGCTGGACACCGTCGCGTGTGACTTCGCCAGTCTTTGACCCCGCCCAAGCGCGCACCGGGCGATCCCAGCGCCGCCCGGCCCACCAATCCGGATATTGGCCCGTCAGGTGCATGGCCGCCTCAGCCGCCCCGCAATAGGTCTTGCCGAGCTGATTGCCTGCCATCAAAAGCCGCTCGCGATGGTCTAGCCCAGCCGCGTGAAACTCGCGCTGTTTGGCATAGGGCCGATAAAACCGCAGCCGGTTAGTGCGCTGTCGCCTCTCTATCGCTTCCGTCAGTGCCAGCCTCTCCCGTAAGAGCAAGGAAAGGTCGGATGGTCTCATCAAGTCGCCGGAGGCGGTTAATAAGCTCGTCATCAGTCATCGCATCCGTTTCGTTTACGTTGACGTTCAGCTCCTTCGGCAAGATCGAAGCGATAACCTTTAAATATTGATCGGGCCTCTCACTACGAACCTTGATAATGGCATCAATGCCATGAGCGCTGAAATCATCATGCATGGCCTCAAGAAAAGCCTCACCGAGCTTGTTACGCGAGCCCTTGGGTCTGCCAACAGGGTTCCCTACCTGGCCCGGCTGAAACGGCCTCAGGTTTGCTAGTTTTTTCTCATTAGGATTTGTGACAGGCGCAGCCCTACCCCTACCCCTAGCCTTAGCCATCTAGCACCTCATGGCGAAGTCGTATTCTTGAACCGAAACAAACGGGCTTATTGCGGCCATCGCCTCCGCTACGCTTTTGCCGCGCCCCAGCTTAAATGGACTTGACGCCACAACGCGCCACTCGCCATCAACCAATTCACGGCTCAGCGAAACGCCCCAGCCGCAGAACTGGAAAAGGTCATGCGGATCGTGAATCGGCAGATCGTCAATTCGTAAAGACCCGAAATTGGCCATCTAGCACCTCATGGGAAACGAACCGGGCTGTTCGAAAAAGAGCGTTCTGCCCTAGCCCGGCTCGTATTGGTTCAGGCCCAGTCAAGGGCCGATGATGATTGATCGGGACAGACCAGTAAAGCCTAGCCTGTCCTGCCTAAACGGATGCTTGCGCAGAGCCGTGACTTAAAAGCGAAACCCCGCGAGGACCCTTCGGCTGTCGCGGGGCTCTGTCTGTCCAAGGCCGCTTGCTATGCAGTGGCGATCCTTGGCTACTTCTCCTGGGCGCTTGCATCAGAGGCGCTGGCAGGATCTATTCTATGACTATCTCGCGGCGCGAAGCGCCCTACTAATGTCATGATTGTTCGGTGCGCAATCCGCGCGCCTAGGGATTGGCTAGCTGATTCGTGCCACGGCGTCAACCCCCCCTTGGCGCACTATCGAACAAGGCGAACGACAGGCCTAAATCGCTTACACCAACCAAACAGCCGCGCCCCATGTCGGGACGGTTTCGACCGGCGCGATAAGCATTTCGAGTAAGCGGCGGTTATGCGCCCCCACCCGATCAAGCACAGCCGCCTTTTCTTTGCCCGCCCGCATGCGCCTGTCATTGGTCAGCTCATGCGATCCCGCAGCGGAGACAAAGCCGACGACGTTGTCAGCACCCCCATCCTCCCCCATGGCCACCGCATGGAGATCAAGCAGCCGCTCATAGGCCCGGTAGCCTGGACTGCCCTTGACCAAGACCCGGTCGTACCACGCGGCGCGCTTGGCATAGGTACTGCGTCCGATCTTGCGGGCCTCTATATTGCCGTTGGCGGGCAGGTCTAGCGCCTCGATGTTTGGCCCCGGCTCTGCGCGCTCTCGCATGGCGGCGGCATATTTGCGCTGTGCCTCACGCTCAGCAATCTTGGTCGGACTCATGGGCTTGCGGCGCGCGCTCATGGCAGGACCTCGTCCCGATACGCGATAATTGTCATGCCGCCATCTCCTGATCTTGACCCTTGTAGCGGCGTAAAACCTCACCCAGCCGCTTAGCCTCTGCCTCCGCGACCGCCGCCTCTGCCCTCAAGCTGTGCCAGACCGGCGGCATCTCTTCCGCCAATTTTGGCCTGCCGCCGCCCCATTGCGGCCCGGCCTCCTTGCGCAAATCCGCCGCCAAGATCAGCTGATACCGCGCCTTTTCAGCCAAGCTCAAAGCGCGATAATCGCTCTCAGACAGCCGCCGCCATGCCTCGATCTTCTCCCCGACCTGGCTACGTGTGACCACAGCCTCAATCAGCGGCCTCAGTTCCGAAAACTTGGGAAAGCCCTCCTTCGTTGCGGTTCGCCGCCATTGCTGGCAACCGTGACGGACCGCCTCAGCCGGATAGGCTTTAAGGTCCGTACACCAATCCCTAAGCCATCCGGCGCGCTGATCTTCCGACATGATCGGCAATCGGCAATGCCGGGCCAGATCGTTAATCGCCTCAGAGATTTCGTCAAAACTAGCCATGATTTGCGTTTTCCCGTTCGAACATTTCCCTCGCCCGCGCCGTTGCCCGGTCCACCTCGGCACCAATCCGC